ACCTTGCGCGCCTTGAGGACCTTGTGGACCCTGCGGACCTTGTGGACCAACAACACCTTGTGGACCTTGAGGACCTGTATTTCCAGCAGGACCTTGAGGACCTTGTGGACCTGGGTCACCAGTGCTGCCTTGAGCACCCTGCGGACCTTGTGGACCAAGTGGACCCTGCGGACCTGCTACACCCTGCGGACCTTGTGGACCCTGAGGACCAACATCGCCTTGCGGACCTTGCGGACCTTGTGGACCTATCGCTCCTTGAGGACCCTGCGGACCCTGTGGACCAGTTGTTCCTTGAGGACCCTGCGGACCTTGAGGACCAACGATAGGACCAGCGTCAATCCAAGATGAAGTTCCAGAACTCCACACATACAAATGACCATCAGCGGTAACAATATATGCATCGCCATCCGATGCACCGCCAGGAAGATTTCCCACAGTTAATACTGTGCCAAGAACTGTGATGCCAGTTCCTGTTGCTCCAGATGGACCAGATGGACCAGCAACACCCTGTGGACCTTGAGGACCTTGCGGACCTGCTAATGATGGACCTGTTGGACCTAAAGCACCTTGCGGACCTTGAGGACCTTGTGGACCTAGATCGCCCTGATTACCTTGCGCGCCAATTAATCCTTGTGGACCCTGTGGACCCTGTGGACCCTGTGGACCTGCTACGCCCTGCGGACCTTGTGCTCCAGTAACGCCTTGTGGACCTTGAGGACCTTGCGGACCAGTTTCGCCTTGATCGCCTTTCGGACCCTGAGGACCAATACTTCCTTGAGGACCTTGTGGACCTTGCGGACCTGTAACAGAATTTCCTTGTGGACCTTGTGGACCCTGTGGTCCAGGAACAGTTGATGCATCACCTTGTGCGCCTTGAGGACCTTGCGGACCAAGTGGACCTTGAGGACCAACAGCACCTTGTGGACCTTGAGCACCAGTTGAACCTTGCGCGCCTTGAGGACCTTGCGGACCAAGTGGACCTTGAGGACCAACAGCACCCTGAGGACCTTGTGGACCAGCATTACCTTGCGCACCTTGTGGACCTTGAGGACCAGTTGAACCTTGTGGACCCTGCGGACCTGCTAATCCTTGAATGCCTTGTGATCCAGTTACACCTTGAGGACCTTGAGGACCAGTTGAACCTTGTGGACCCTGCGGACCAGTAACTGATGCGCCTTGCGGACCAGAAGGACCTTGAGGACCAGCGACAGTTGAATTAGCACCACTTGGACCACTAGGACCTTGAGGACCTAATACGCCTTGCGGACCAGAAGGACCTTGCGGACCTTGAGGACCTGTCGCGCCACTGGGACCTTGAGGACCTGTAGAACCATCTGGACCCTGAGGACCTTGTGGACCTTGTGGTCCTGCAGCGTATGTAATGCCAATTGTCGTCATTTCGTTACCTGTGGATTAACTGTTATAATACCTTCGAACATTCTTGTTGTTGCATTCGAAGTATCAATTTGTTTAATATCAAACACATAACGACCTGCTTTGATATTTGCAGTCGATGCGGAATTGAGAGAAAATCGCACATTACCATTCGCAGCATTTACTACTGAAACAGTTAAATTTGCGGTTGCGCTGGTAGAATAGAATGATTTGCGCATAGATGATGAAAAGGTGTATCCTGCAACGTTGATTACGCTGCCATCATCTCTTCGGACTACGATATCGAGATTAAAATCTGTGCCCTGATCGAGGTCTACTTCTACAAATTGCGCCATTTAGGAATTCCTGAATTTATATGGGTATTTATTAATATTGGAATCCTTCGATTCAGTCACAAACTAGGTTCTGTCAGGCACCTCCCAATCCACCACAACTCCTGGGTTTGGTGTGATTGCTCTGGAGATAGCGCGGTTTTCTAATTTTCTATTTATATAATCAACCCCTGTAATCTTGCGATAATGTTCAAGTTGATCTTCAGATAAAGAGTAAATGTAATCAATAATCTCTTTCTTAGAACGATTATGATTCATTTCCAGTTTTTGCGGATCTGCAACTGGGTTGATAGTTTGTTTGGTATCATGGCTGCCAGAACGGACGTAATGATACACGCGGATTCTTCTTTGGTGGTAAATATGGTATCCAGCCAAAATCGTGCTAATAACGAATATTTGCTCTTCGCCTTCAAAGAAGATTTTGGTATTATATCCCACATCTTTAATCCAACTTACTGGCATAAAGAAGTTGCCAGCGCAAATATGAATAGATGGAGTTACATGCTCAGTTGCAGAAACCCAAGGACCATGAGCGTGGAGACGGAGATCTTTATCGAATTGAAAATATCCTAACTTAACAGTGATGTCATCTGTTAGGGTGTGTTTAATAATTCTGTTTTCTTCAAGATCAAAGTTTTTTGTGCCAGCAGTTAAAACAACTTTATCTGTATTGGCGATTTTTCGAGCATCATTGTAATCTAGAATTAACTGGTGATCCCAATCTTTGTCGAACAACATATGAGAATCAATTTGATATTGAAACTCTTCGTCGTAGATTTGCATTGAATTGATACTTCGCGCCCAGACTACTCCGTCAGAGAACTCAGGATCAATGCGTTTATATCTAATTCTAGGATGTTTAACTAGATCAGGGTTTGTAGTTTGTAAACTGTTCTCAAGTTTAGTTTGCTCAAACACACCATATGTGATTTGGTTTCTACCTGATTCAGTATCAAGTAGACTCTGTATAGTTGGTGCTAATAACTTGTCTCTATAAGAACATATGTTTACAAATATTTTAGCCATTATTCTACTTTCTTATTGAGTGTATACTTTTTACGAATCATATAATACTTTCTGTAAAAATTAGATTCGTGAAACCATTTTAATATTTTGTTATAATCATCTTGCTCTTGAGTGGCAGCACCATAACTCGCAACTATTGTTTTATCAGTAATAAATGGAATTACGTGCAAAATAGGATCACCTGCTTTGATTTCTAATTCGCATTCTCGTTTAGGTGAGCAAATAAAATTAACTGTTGTGAAGCCTTTGTAATCTACAACTCCTGGATACACATAAAGATCATCTAAGAACGTAGAGTGATAAAACGCTGGCATCACAAGTGCTGAAATATTACCATTACCATGAATTTTCCATGCTCCAGGAAAATTTAAAATTGATGGCTGAACGCCACCTTGAGGCGCAAAGATTCCATCAACAATGCCTATGTCCATATATTGTGGCTGACCCAGAGGGGTTTGACGTTTTTTAGAATCTTCTCCAGCGTTTCCAACTACACCAACAAATCCTGCTTTGTTTGCTTTGATATGAAAATTGCTCCAAGCAGGAATAATATATCCTATTCTAGCATAGTCATGCATACCAGGACATTTAGGGAAATTGTAATTATCAAACTTTTTTTCTTGATGTTCTTTAAATGGTTTTAAATCTTTAGCAAGAATAGGCGGATAATGCGGATAAACTACTTTAGATTTGTCCACAAACTCAAGATCTGGTTTATCTTTTTTTAAAAAATTAAACATAATTATTTCTTCTCTCTCAATTCATAAGTATAGTAGTGCGTTCTATTATTTTGAATTCTGCCTATTCTTTCAACAGTTTTAAACTCACTTTGCGTAATTGGTCGAACTACAGGCTTCTTCTCAAACGAATTTCGTTTGATTGGTATAGCAGTAACTAATGGTGTGCCTGCAGGAATGTGAACATCAGCATCAAATATATTTAACAACGCAGGAAAATTAACTTCTTTAGGATATTTGTCCGTATCAACCATTGCGCTTAAACATGTAAACGGTTGATCAAAATGATTTAGTGGGCTAATGAATAGCGTTGACCAACCTGGTGCTGTTTTAATGATCCATCGATTTAAAAATTTTAGCGGATTACCATGATTAGGTCTTGCTGCGTTTGGACCACCAACTTGATCAGCAGTATGAAACTCGCAAACTTTAAGACCAGGAGGATTAATCACATCTATTTGACTATTATTATGATTACTACGAATGTGGAGATCGGCACAAATAGGAATAGTAAATCCTAGCGACATCGCATCTAATAACGGTAAACAACGTTTTGCTGACATTGCTTTGTTACCAAATGAGTCACGATCATCACCAAACGTTGGCTCAAGGTTCTTAAACCAATCAGGAAGATGTTTAACAGCAGCTCTTGGCTCAGGGATAATACCAACCAAATCAGGATGACAATAAAACTCTATGATTGGATTATCCCAAAACTTGAGTTTTTTAAATGTTACCATGTATTTTTACCCATCACCCAAGCAACCAACGATTTTCGAATACCAGAAGTCACTGGTCGAACACGATGTGGCATTTTGGAATCAAAGAAAATCACATCACCAAGTTCTGGTTTAGCGAGAAATGGTTCATCAACACGACCATTTAATACGCACTCAAACTCACCGCCTTCATATTTGCTTGGGTCAGTAAGAACAATAGTTGCGCTGATTTTTCTTTCAAATGGAGTTGACAAATTTGATGCATCAACATGCCAATCATAATGTTGTTTGTCTTTAGACTTGTAAACAGTGTATTGAAAATTTTCAAAACCATCAACATCATACATAAAATGATCATAATTGACGGCAGAAACTAAACTAGAAAATTTTTGATAAAGCCAATCTGAAGTTTGGTCATGCATAATCCACATGACTTCACTATCACGAGTTTTTTTGTTGACTTGACCCTTACCTGTCCCAGCGCCGACGGCACCTTTTTGAAATTTTTGCAGGTCTTCTAGGTCTAGGATCTTTTCTATTTCGTCTTTGGTAAATGCTTTTGTAGCAACACAAAAACGATTCAAAACACGAGCATAACGTTGCACTGGATACGGCATAAAATAAACCTCAAAAATAACGAAATCAAATTATAACTTATTTATGAAACTTTGTAAAGTATATTTGTACGACTTTATACTTACTCAAGTTTGATGACAATTTGTCCACCAGGAGGAACAGCAACAGCAAGATTATCAATTGGAAATGAATCATATGGAACAACTGTTTCTGGAATAGTTGGAGCCACAGTTGAGATTGGTCCACCTGGGAAGTATACGCCAAGAATAGTTTGCGCTTGCCCAACATTTCCTGGTGTATATGCTGTAATTGGGCGACCTGTTTCTGGTTGATTAGCAATTGGGTATGCTATGTTGTAGTTGGTGCTATAGTTGACGCTATATGCAGTAACTGGTCTAGATGCTTCTGGTTGATTTGCTACTGGATATGCAATATTATAATTGGTATTATAATTGATCGTGAATGCAGTCGCTGGCTGATTAGCAATCGGCTGGTTAGCAACTGGATAAGCAACATTATAATTTGTGTTATACAAAATACTATATGCTGTTGCTGGTTGGTTAGCAATAGGATACGCAATATTGTAGTTTGTGTTGTAAAGAATACTGTACGCAGTCGCAGGTTGGTTAGCAATTGGCTGATTAGCAACAGGATACACAGTATTATAATTTGTAGAATATGCAGTAACTGGTCTAGATGCTTCTGGTTGATTTGCTACTGGATATGCGATGTTGTAATTAGTTGAGTACGCAGTAACTGGGCGTGACGCCTCAGGTTGACTTGCTACTGGATACGCAACATTGTAGTTAGTATTATAGAGAATCGTGTACGCAGTAACAGGTCGACCAGTTTCTGGTTGGTTAGCAATTGGATATGCAACGTTGTAATTTGTGTTGTAGAGAATAGTATATGCTGTCGCAGGTTGGGTTGCGATAGGATATGCTACGTTGTAATTCGTTGAGTATGTAATCGAATATGCAGTTGCAGGTTGGTTGGCTATAGGATATGCAACGTTGTAGTTTGTATTGTAATTTGCGTTGTTACCACCAGCAGGAGTGCAAACAAAATTTGCTGTATAATACACCTCAAATTCTGGATAGAAGTTATAATCGATTGAATAATATGTGAATGGTGTGGGGCATGAACCACTTCCATTATAATTTCCTGATGTATTGAATGCTCCATAAAAATTATCAGAATAATATTCATTCGCATACCAGTTAAAACTTGTCGCTGGATTGTAACTTGCGATTGGTTGGTTGGCTACTGGATATGCAATATTATAATTCGTTGAGTATGCAGTAATCGGTCTTCCAGTTTCAGGTTGGTTGGCAACTGGATAAACAGTATTGTAATTTGTAGAATATGCTGTAACAGGTCTAGATGCCTCGGGTCTATTCGCAACAGGATATGCAGTATTATAGTTAGTTGAATATGTGATGCTATAAGCAGTCGCTGGTCTTGATGCTTCAGGTCTATTTGCTACTGGATATGCAACGTTGTAGTTCGTGTTATAGAGAATCGTGTAAGCAGTGATCGGCTGATTAGCAATAGGATACGCAACGTTATAGTTGGTATTATACAGAATAGTGTATGCAGTAATCGGCTGATTGGCAATAGGATACGCGACGTTATAGTTGGTGTTATAATTTGTGCTGTAAGCAGTTGCAGGACGCGATGCTTCTGGTCTGTTTGCTACTGGGTATGCAACATTATAGTTTGTAGCCCAAGCAGTAATAGGTCTAGATGCTTCTGGCTGTGTTGCAATCGGATATGCAATATTATAGTTGGTGCTGTAGTTTGTACTGTATGCAGTTGCAGGACGAGCTGCTTCAGGTTGTGATGCGATCGGATATACTGTATTGTAATTTGTGTTGTACAGAATACTGTACGCCGTCGCTGGTTGATTAGCAATTGGCTGATTTGCGATCGGATAAACAGTGTTATAATTTGTTGCATACGTGATTGCGTATGCTGCAGCCACTGGATCATTACCCGTTCCAGCGCGCCCAGATATGGTTCCCTTGAATTGACCATATGGAATCGTAAGGTTTCCAGGGGCATTGAACGTGGTAACTGCTCTGGCTGCACCTAAAATCCAAGATTTTGATAAAATTAATGGCTTTGACATGTTCGCTCGCTACAACCGCAAAAGTATTTAGCGATTCGAATCACTCAATCTTTACGATGATTTGTCCGCCAGAAGGAACCTGTACTGGGTAATTTTCATTATCCTTGAAGTCCCAATAATTAACAACAGTTTCAGGCACAGTTGGAGCAAGCGAGGCAACATCACCGCCTGGGAAATACACACCTAGCACATTTGTTGGTGTTCCAGGCGCACCAGGAATATAAGATGTGAGCGGTTGGTTAGCAATTGGCTGATTTTGTATAGGATATACGACATTATAATTTGTGTTGTAGTTTGTTGACCATGTGGTAATTGGTTGGTTGCCAACAGGATAGACAATATTGTAATTTGTATTATAGTTTACTGAGTATGCTGTAGCAGGCTGATTGGCGATAGGTCGATTTCCTTCCACTGCAACTACGTTATAATTCGTTACCCATGCTGTTGCTGGTTGGTTTGCTATTGGCTGATTAACTACTGGATATACAACGTTGTAGTTGGTGTTGTAGTTTGTGGTGTATGCAGTTGCTGGCTGATTAGCAATAGGTTGTGCAGCAATCGGATATGAAATGTTGTAATTTATGTTATAATTCGTAACCCATGCATTTGCAGGCTGATTAGCAATAGGTTGACTGCCGATAGGATATGAAATGTTATAATTAGTAGTATAATTCGTTACCCATGCAGTAATTGGCTGATTGGCAAGATTTTGTTGACTGATTGGATAAGCAATATTGTAGTTGGTGTTATAGTTTGTTTGCCAAGTTGTTGCTGGTTGGTTTGCGATTGGCTGATTAACTACTGGATATACAACGTTGTAGTTGGTGTTGTAGTTTGTTTGTAATGCAGAATAAAAAATTTCAATATAACCCGATGTTGGATCTCCTGGTAATGGGCTTCCAAATTCGTCTCTAATTGCATTAGCGTACATACTAACAGGATCTGGCAAATTTGTATTTGTGCCTAATGAATCCCATAAATTTGTGCCATAATTTCCCGATGTTAACTGTATGGGATATTGCGAGAATTGGTAATCAGCCCCGCCTACCCAATATGATGCAGCCCAATCTACATTACCGATTGGCTGATTTCCGACAGGATATGCGACGTTGTAATTAGTATTATAATTAGTTACCCATGCTGTTTCTGGCTGATTTGCTATTGGCTGATTAACTACTGGATACACAACATTATAAAATGTTGCATAATTCGTTACCCATGCTGTTGCTGGTTGATTAGCAATAGGTCTGTTTCCAGTGCCATAGACAATATTGTAAAAAGTGACGTAATTAGTTGAATATGCAGTTGCTGGTTGATTACCAATAGGTCTGTTACCTTCAACTCCGACAGTGTTATAGAAGGTGACATAGTTTGTCACCCAAGCAATTGCTGGTTGATTGTCTATTGGACGATTTTCAATAGGATATACGACATTATAATTCGTGTTGTAATTAGTTGAATATGCAGTTGCTGGTTGATTTCCGATTGGATAAACAATATTATAATTTGTACTATAATTTGTAACCCAAGTTGTTGCAGGCTGATTCGCAACAGGTTGATTAACTACTGGATATACTACATTGTAGTTTGTAATCCAAGCAGTAGCAGGTCTATTGGCAATAGGTTGAGTCGCGACTGGATACGCAACATTATAATTTGTATTGTAATTTACTGTATAAACTGCAGTAGGAACGTTACCAGAACCACCGCGACCAGAAACAGTTGCAATGTGTCTTCCGTAATCTATGAAAAGATTAGTTGGTGAATTGAAGGTCTGCGTACCGCGCGAAGGACCTACGATCCAGGATTTTTCTAATGTATCTGGTCTACGTGCCATGAATATTATCTAGCGTCTTTAACAGCAAGTGTGCCAATATAGGTCGCGCCACCGTCATATGTTGTAAATGTCCAGACATCTGTTCTTCCAGCAGCGGAAGTTGTTGCTGGAGGCACTTGCCCACCAGCCCAATAAACAGTGTTACTCCAAGAAACAGTTTTACCACCCCCACTACCTTGGATAACCACCAATGAAAACGTCATAGCAGTTCCTGATGGTGGTGCGTTGGTGAAGTTAAACGTTGTACTACCAGACAAAGTATATCTGAACCAGTTAGAATTAGCAAGGTTTGCTGACACAGTTCCTGAAACAGTGCTAGTGTCTAAGAAATCCTTGACAGACTTCATTGTTCCTGTGATGTTACCAGAAGTATTGATTTCACCAGTTACAGTTAAGTTTGCAGCAGTTAAATTACCAGTGTTTAGAGGTGCTGGTAGTCCATTTGCTAGGAAATTCCAAGTATCCGTAATATCATTCCAAAACAATTCAGCGTTACCAGAAACAGCAGAACGCTGCACTCGAATTGTTCCGTTGCCGTCTGTTGTTGCACCGAAGCGTAGGATATACTTGTCATCAGCAGTTGTTGCTGGTGCTTGGATTGGATCAATTACAGTCAATGTTGTGATTGTAGCATTGATCAAATTAGCATTCGCAATATTAGCAAGGCTAACTACTGCTAGATTATTTGTTTGAGTTCTATTTGAAACAACGAGGTTCCCTGATGTTGTGTTTTGTGTAACAGCAAGATTTCCAGTTGATGTATTTTGAGTTACAGAAAGATTACCAGAGAACGTATTTTGAGCAACAAAAGCATTACCAGTAAATGTGTTCCAAGTTACACCGAGATTAGAATAAAGATTTGCGTTGCCTGTAACTTCTAGTCTTGATCCAACGTTAACATTTCCTGTGACATTGGCACTAGCAAAAAAGAATGTATTTGGCGTCACTTCAAACGTTGCAGCGCCATGAGTATTTGCTACATTAACATGGTTGCCAAAGAAGTATGTGTTTGGCGATACGTTAAAGCGAGCATCAGCAGTTGTATTTGAAACTCTTACTTTCTGCGATGAAATCGTTGTATTTGATTCAACGTTAAACGTGCCACCTGCTTGCGTATTTGAGATTACGACATTTGATGCCGTGATTAACGTATTTGAAGAAACGTTGAATGTGCCGCCAACAGTTGCATTTGAAATGCTTACGTTTGTTGCATAGATAACTGTGTTTGTATTAATCTGATACAAGTCAGTAGCACCCATGCGGCGATAGTGAATATCACCAGCATCAACATATAGGTGATTGGTTGAGTTGTCTAATTCGACGTTGAATACTGTTAGAGTTCCGTCGATATTTGTGTCATCAGCGACATCAAGAATAACACCGCCAGTAGTATTTGCGATTCGAAGATAACCCTCGTTGATCGTCACATTTCCGCGTGGCTTTACAAAGTTGCCGCGAGTAATTTCGTTCACATCATTTGCAACAAGATTGTCATTAATACGCCATTGATTAAACGTATTTGATGTGCTAATAATTGCAACGTTAATTGTATTTGCCATGTTTTATTTCTCGCCGCCAACGGCTTTTAAAATTTGCCCTAACATATTTTTGATATCAGAAACTTCTGACTTCAGATTATTTATCTCTGATTCCACATTCTTTTGTCTGCGAATCTCAGCTATTTTTTGTTGATGCTTAACAACTGCAGACTTGTTTGTATTTAATAACGCAAAGTTGTTCATATCCTTCACGAAATCCATATTATCTGACACTCTTGCTTTATCTTCCATATTATCCCTCAGGAACAGCAATAATTCTCAAGTTGCGAACTTTAGGAACAATTGACGCATCGCTGGATGTTAAACAAATTTTAACTTGGAAGTTTTTGAATGTTCCACCGATAGGATATGAAATACCATTTTCAGTATAGTTGATTCTATTTTCTTCCAACGAAGGACGGAATTCTAACCCAACTAATGTTTGTGCGTTGCGCGAAAATACTTCTTTGACTTTGTCCATACGAAGCCAGCTCTTATCTGAAATTCTATCTGGATCATCTGAGGAAAGAACTTTGTAGTATACTTCGATGCCGCAAGCTGTTGGTAAAATCGCATCCATAAACACGCGAATATCACCTGACTCAAATCCATCACCGAGAACGATTTCGCGAGTAATGTACTTGGCTAGGATATTGCCGCCGTTCTTACCTGTTTCACCAGACACTAGAGCAACAGCTTGTACTGCTGATGCAGCATTACCATTTGCGATAGTCATTGTTGGTGATTCTAGATATCCCTTACCAACTGTTGTTATAACGATATGACTTATTGTGTTAGAGCCGTCGGTATTTGCTACAGCAAATCCTGTTGCGCCACTACCATTATCGTTTGCGTTATTGGTAATTGTGATGTTATAGAAACCAACGTTCCAGTTATTCGCATAGAACGTTTGACGATATAGTTGAGCAAAGTTATTAAGTGATGTATTTGATCCACCAACAATAGAGTTGCCGCTATTTGCGTGGGCATTATATCCTGCACCAACGTTGGTGATTGAGATATCGCTATTACTTAAACCTGCATTGTTAATGCCGAAGGTCACAGCAGCGACAGACAAACGCTCAGTATTAACAATTGGCGAAACGTCTGGGTTACTTGATGACATTTGAACAGTCATTACGAAACTATTTGCATTTCCGCGTTCAATCACACGACGATTTAAGAACGTTGCTGAAGATTCTTTACCAGAACGATCGAGCAATGTGCCGTATTCAAGAGCAACGTGTGGTGTTAAGAATACACCAGCGTTTTCTAGTGTTCCATCAATCGCATACTTACCCTTTAGATTGTAATCAACAATACCAACTGGGAATCGTAAATCTGATGACATCAACATAACACGATCAACTAATGTATTTGCTGTTGGCGTTTCATCAAGACTAAACGTTGCCGTACCAGCAGATTCAAAGACTGCTTTATTTAATACGAACATTAGGTCTTGATTTTGATATGGCGTCCAAGTTGATGAGTTTTGTGAGCGGAAGAATGAACCAGCATATGGTTGCTCTGAGATACGACGTGCTGGTGTTATACCTAGAACATCTGTTCCCAACTCAGCAATCCAAACTTCATAGTCTGGGGAATCTGATCCAATCACAATAGCATATTCACGATTTGGTTCTAAGTATACTGGGTCATCAAATGTAAACTTTGTGACAGTTGCGACATTTGATGTGCTTGGAACTTCAGAGATCTTTACATCTTTTGATTGTAATGTTTTCGCAGCCAAGTAGTTCTTTGTTGGATAACCATTTTGAACTTCGGCAATCTTAACTGTAACAGGAAGTTGTAAAGACCCACGTGAAATTAATTTAGAATTTTGGAAATACTGCGCAACTGATGGCTTACTCTTAAAGAACAAGTCAATTGAACTACAGAAGATACCATAATCCTGCTGATTTCCGTTTGGCTTTGGCGTAAAGAACGTTTGAGCCAACCCGTCTCCAAGAGGAATACGTGGTGTTGTGGATGCTGTTGAACCAGTAACAGGAGACTTTGTTGCAGATCCATTAAAGGTTCTATCAGCAGGAGAAACTGGTGCGACTGGAATATCAGCAAAAGTTTCTGGAAGAGGTGGTAATACAGGAGTCGTTTGAATTCTCTGTGTTTGTTTTAATATACCACTTGCCGCATAAGTTGCTGCTGCGCGCATTTTGTAATCAGGATCATTAAAGCGAGCAGTATCTGTGATCGTAAAGACACGATCGCCAGTTTTAAACTTAAACGTTGGGTATGATGGAATATGGAAAATACCAGCAAGAGTTCCGTACTGATCAACTTCGAAATTACCGATTGAGTAGTGCGTGTTTGTTGTTGGAGTAAATGATAATGCGCTGTTTAATACAGCTTGTGCGCCGCTGATTGACACAACACGACGCAACTCACCAACACCAGTTCCTGTTGTGAAGTAAATCAAATTACCGTTTGCAGGATTATTTCCGCTGCTCGTCACCAACATGACTGTTGATGTGTTAGGAGCAAGAGTATTAGCAATTACACCAGAGCGATGGATGAATGAACTTACGTTGATATTAACAGAAGTGTTTGTGACGCTACGAATAAAATTATTTGAAGCGATGCCGAGTGTGTTGAAGTCGTTAGCAGCAAGAGGTTTTGCTGCAGGGTTTGATGCGTTCCACATTTGAACAAGAACATTTGATCCAGCAACATTTGAGTTTGCTACAATGTTACCGTCCATAGGCTCAATAGCAATAGAACCTGCACCACCAACATTGAAGAATCGAACGACGCCTTTAAACGTCGCAAGATCATATCTGTTTGTTCCGCTGGCTGTCTGATAGATAATGTCGCCATCTTTATAATCAGAACTCATTGACGAAAGAACATTAACACCAACTGCATCTACGTTTAGGTTGATGTAGTTTTGGTTAACGTAAAGAATATTTTCGCCTGAAGTGGCAATAACAGTCGCAAAAGCATTATTTCTTTGCGGAGCAATAACACCTTCACCAGGATAAAAAGAATCAGAAGTTTGGAAATCTGTTACAGAAACAACATTACAATTTGCGTACACTGTACCACTGCTTACGTTTTCAATAAACAATTGAGCAGTTTCATCAAAGTCGCCGCTTAACCGACGAATAATGATTGTTGAGTTAGCAGAATAAAATGCTTCAATGCGACCATTAAAGGTGTTAACAGTATTTGATGTTCCTTGGAAAACAATATCTGTTTGTGCGTCATTCGCAGAAGTAGTGATCGTGGTAGAATTATTTCGACTTACTGCGATAATTTTTTTAGAATCAAGAAGCAATCTTCCGCCAGCCTGACAAAAATTATTAACTGCGACGTCATCGAAGAATAACTTTGCAAGAGTATATGGCATAAGATTATGCGCAGTAAACTCAACATCGTTATATCGAATGTATGGAATTAGACTTGTATCTACTACCAATTTACCAAAATTAGTTGTAATTGCCATGTATTTTTCTACCCTTTAATTTCTGTCATAATTAAAATCTTCAAGATCTCCGCGACCACCACCGCCGCTTAATTGCGCATCAGTAAATCCACTGATACCACCACTGAATGAATTATCTAGTACGATTGGTGGTGTAACTGTTGGATTTGGTGATGGTATTGAGTCTGGTTCAACTGTAAATACTGTTGGTGGATAACTTGGAGCCCATAGGTTATCTCCGCCTAGTGTGCCACCAAATTGCCACAAATTTCCATAAAAACGAGGAATACCACCCCACCATGGATCATAACTGAATATAATAGGTGGGTCAATAATTTCCAATACAGGTGGTGGTTCTGGTTCTGAAGGAATGATTGGAATTACTGGAGCAGGTGGTGTTGGTGGTGTAACAACAACATCATCATCTCCAGATGGAGCTGGTGGATCGCCACCAGGAGTTGTAATAATAACTGTGTTAGCATTACTTGTTGGTGTTGGAAGAGTTGGTGGCGAAGGTGGCTCAACAACTGTTTCTCTGATCACCGTAGTATGTTCAATAATTCTCTCAGGAACTGAAATAATTTCTGGTTTGAGATCTTCAGCTGACCAGTAATCTGTATCTGGCGTCAATGAAATTGATCCATTAAATTGACCGAATAAGAATGGCTGGACGCCAACGCCCTTGTTAGAAACAAGTCCCTGAGAAATTGCTGGTGTTTCAGTAAATTCTAGGGAAACTGTTTTCTTATTCAAAGTTGTATTTGTTAAGTTTGTTTTCTTAAACCCAATAGGCGTGATCTTCATTGTTGGAAGCATAAAGCCATTTTCTAGAGCAACTTTAAAGTCGCTCGACTTAAAGTCAGCAATATTAAAGTTTAAGAAATTCTCGCCAACAATACCATACTTCTCTTTATCAGTACCATCTTCATATTGAGTCTTGTCTGACATAGCAAGTTTTTCAACATTGTTTAGTGATACGAAGAACTCAACTTTTTGTAGACGTTTCTCAATCGAAGAAATATCCTTCATTGTGAAACGGCGATTCTCAACATACTTTGTTTTAATCTCACGAATATCAGCCACATATGGTGGGAGATATAGTGTGTACAATGTCATTGCGTCATCTAGATCTTCAGGAGGTAGTGGTCTTGGAGCAGACTTACCTTGAATGACGCGGAATTCTTTATCCTTTGATAGCACCAACTTGTCAATGCGAGGTAGATAATAATCTAATGACAATTCCGTAACTTCATCTGGTGATGGAAGATTTGGAACTGTTAGAGTCTCAGCTGTATCGCCGATTGGTCTAGTTGGACGGAAATCTAAACAATCGCGCAAGTAATATACTTTGCCTGTTGACGATGTGTAGATAGGGATTGCTCCGCTCTCATATTGATTTTGCGAATATGAGTCTACAGAGAAGAATGATACGTTTGCGCCAGCAACATAAACATGCTGATAGAAATCCACATGCACCAATAATTTGGCGCTTGGACTATCGTAACCAGCCTTAAGAATAAGTTTAGCGTGATCATACACATCATCTCGTTGACCATAATCAACATAAAAACGCTCAGTCACGTCAGTGACATTGTTTACATCAGGTAAGTGAGTTGTGTTACCTGCAAGAACTTTGCGAACTTTAACAACGTCTGGGACAAACAATGATATTGAATCGCCAGGACGTACAGTATTAAATGTCACATCGGTTAAGAAAACTAATCCAGCCGCCACATCAACATTCGCAACTACACCATAATTTGGCACAGTTACTGTTGTGTTACCGCTTGGGCTGCTTGGGTATGTGAAGTTAGTTCTTGTGCCAACAAAAGTTGTATTGCTAAAGAAATTCTTTTTACGAATCTTATCCTCAGCATCATTTTGTTTCACATTAATTAAAATATCAACTTTAAGAATATCAGGAACATATGTGTCTACTGTAACTGTTGTTGCTGGAGATCCGATAGTTACATTAGCAGCAGTAAGCTGAAGAATAGAACCATTTGGATAACTTGTATTTCCATTATTGTCACGGACAACAACAATCAAATTATCTTGAATAGCCGCAGTAGAATCAGAGAACGGAATAGTTTCAAACGTTTCTAAACCAGCGCCTTGAGCCAATGCGAACTGATTTGCTGTACCAGTATTTGAACGATTTAAAATAATTTTATTATAATTGTAGTCAGAATTATTAAGTGATGCGCGTTTAATATAGTTTCCAGGAAGCTGGAAAATTAATCCGTTGCGCAATTTATCTTCAATAACAGTTTCGCCGCCAACATATTGAGATTGGATAGAAATATTCATTGAGGCATTAGCGCCAGCAATAAGAACATTTGCAACTGAAGGTCCAGCAATAAATGATTCTGCATGCGCCATATCAAAGTCTAATTGCACAACTGAGTTTACGTCAGCGATACCATTATTATCGAACGCAGAATCTAGGAATGCTGTTTTAGTCGTGCCGTCATATCGTTCAATTGTTCTTGTTTGACTGGATACGTTTTGATTATATGCAGTTTGAACAAATACTTGAAGTGGGTTTGTTGAAGAATTTGTGCCAACAATTGTTTGAGTAAATTCTGTATTGACGGTTAAGAAATCCCCAGCAGCATTAACGGAAATTACTTCGCGAACATCATTACCCACGCGAATTACTGAACCGACGCTAACATTTGCACCGCTGAATACACTTGCTACAGCAGAATTAGCGTTCAATCGATAAGATCCAGCAAACACATTTGCTACTGCGACATTAGGGATAGCATCTAAACGAACAGGCAAAATTGTTACTGAGACGTTGCGATAAGCATTATTGTAGTCTGACATTTTATCTTGGAATCTAATGGTGTTAGCATTCGAAGACGCAGCAGCAACTTTTACCACCTTCGGATCCATGTTAATTTCTGACATGTAAAGAGCATAGACGCCATTCGAATCTCTAACAGCATCAAAAGCATCAGCTGTTGAGCGAATAAAGTTTTTCACACGAACTGAGCCGATACGAGTATTTTGGTATAACTGTGCGTTTGCTGATGTGCCAAGACCAACGGCAACTTTGGATGTGTCTACGCAGTGTACATCAATCTTTTCTAATGCAGCAATATTAATAAATCCGTTGCTGGAACCACGAAGCGCTGTAACGTATACAAAATTGCCATAAGAAATATCTACGTCTGTGTCGACAAGTGATTTAACATCTGACGGTGAGCGTGGTTTCGGTGCATCAATCTTTAGAGTTCCGATTGTTTCGAACTCAAATCCCTTAACATAAGCCTTACCAGGCTCAATTGAAATAGTATAATTGTTTGCGTCTGTGCCATCTAATAAAGATGCGCGGAATGGCTTAACTGTATAATCTCCAGACTCATCAAACGTGCGACGAGCAAGTGTTTTCTCAAGTTCTGCATAAATTGGATACTTAACTTGTTTGGTGACTGCACCATTTTCTACGCGCATCAATTCGAAAAACTTTGATTCGTCAACAACAGTGTCAAGTGGACGAGTTGAGAGCGTTAAATTAAACTGATAACGATCAGCGCCAGGAGCCTGATAGTTAAACGAACCTTGTGCTGGATCAAGTAGAGTTGAATCGACGTCGCTATCAATAAAGTCGTCGCTGATCTCTAGACCAATTTTAACATTTGCGCTGGTTGTATATGCAGAAACAACTGCAGTTTGATCACCGACTTGGACGAAGAATCCGTCAGCGTAGAATACGCCTTCGTTGATTGAGACAACAGTACCAAAACCAGTTGCGTTGGAAGCAATCAACTGAGCACGAGTTGTAGTGCCAGCGATTGTAACAACATCACCATCTGTGAATTCGTTACCAGTAATATAACGAACTAATAGAGTTGGAATGCCGTCAGTAGGGAAGTATGTGGTTAATACTTTAGCCTGAACTGTGCCAGCTGTGTTTCTAATTACAGTGCCATTAAATTCTTCAATTTCAATGTCAGCATTCTCAAACGTTTCTAGGAGTTTAAGATACTTAACTTTATTATCAAGAGTTAGATTACCACCGATAACGGGAGAACCGTCTTGGAAAACGTGATCGCCAAATTGTTTAATTTGATTTTGTAGAATAGACTGAATTTGCGTCAATTCGCGCGCCTGCACAGCCTTTCCAGGCTTGAACATAATGCGCATATAGTTATTATCTAATGCGTTTTGCGCAAAATCGTCGTTGTAAGGATCAATATTGAATTCCATGAATTTCTACCTAGAATGAAAGTACGATCTTAATTTGATCAATTTGGTTATCTTTACGGACTATATTCGTTCTATTTTCAGCATAAATCAAATCACCGCTAAAGATTCTAAGGTCCGAGTTAGCGATTTCAAGGATCGGAACCGATGCACCTGAAGTCACGCCCTTAATAATCTGTTGCGCAGTAAACGTCCCAGTAATGTTATTTATGTACAAATAATTATCGCCTGGAGCCCAATGAGCAACATTAGCAACTGCAGTTGCGGTCTCAATTTCGCTTCCAAGATACACGGTTTCGTCGTCTCTAAAGTTGGTAATTCCTGGATCGGCAACCAATAAGCGAGTAGATAGACGATAATTGGTTGCATTTGCATAAAATGCGCCATTAGCCACCCATGGGTCTTGTAAAACACCGACTTGATTAAAGTCGAATGTATTTGTAGAATCGCTCATTGGGATAGTATCGTTTTCTGTATCGCTGAACTCAACTGTAATCATTAAACTATGAGCGCGCAATTCGGTAACTGGGTCAGAGCCATGACCACCATGAGGTCCAATTTGAATATCAAAAGCGGCATTTGAGCGTGTAACTACAGCAATTTGACTATTCATATTGCTAAACGCAGTATTCACAGTCAAATATGTTGAATTGACCACCGTCACAACATTTCTGGATTGACCATCAACCGTGATGATATCATTAGTCTTAACATTACCAACGAAATATGTCAAGTTTGATGTATTGCCAGTTACTACTGCCCCAGAAACGTTGACAGTTCCTGCTAATGACAAACTTCCTAATCTATTAGGATCATTTACTGTAATTGTACCACGAGTATAATTATTGCCACCATTTAAAATTGTTACGCTTTGAATACTGCCATCAACAACCTTGGCATACAAGTTAGCACCTGCGCCATCTGTTCCCGTTACAGTTAAAATAGCAGCTGTGTTGCTGTTGCCACCATCAACGAAACCAGAACCACCCCAAAGAACATTAACAACATCGATTCTACCATCAACAGCAGCTGTAGTAACAGCTGGATCAGAAACAACTGGCATCCACTTATTAGTGAAGAATTTTTGTTTTAGTCCAGGCGGAATGGTATAGAGATACTTCCACTTATATCCGTCTGCTGTTTGAATAAACGCATTCTCAGGCAATTGACCGTCGATGTCAATAGTAGGTTCAATGGTTGAGTTTGCATAACCGTTGTTGAACAAACACTTAAAGACCTGGTCTCTTGTGTTACGAACATAGAATGTATTTGCAGTAAATGGGAATGTATTATCTTTTCTAGAGATAGTTACGTTTGAATTTGAATATGTTAAGTTAGCATTCAACGAAATAACTTTATTACTTAATACAGAAATTACTTCGCGCGTATCTTCTCCGATTACAATAACATTGCCGCTTTCTACATTACCGATAAATGCTGCGCTGTTAGCAATAACAATTCTAGCATTTGCTATTTTAGTGATAGATGATCCAGTATTAACATTGGCAAATGCGCTGTTTACAATTAAATGATCGTTATTAGTTACTGTAACAACAGACTTAATTGAAGAGTTTACAGAAATTAAATCGCCAGGAAATACAAAGGTTAAGAACGAAGTGCCATTTCCGACTACAACATTAGAGCCAGATATATTAGCAGTTCCTGACAAAACTGTATTAGCATTAGAATTTGCTGTTCCTAGATTAAAATAATCTAGATATGAAAATAACTCAATATTATCTTCGTAAGAATCGTATTTTGTATTTCACGACCGTAAATCCGTGATCCTCAATCCCTAAATTTGGAGCAACAAGATAAACAAGATTAGAAACGTTTGCGTTATATGCAATATTTAATGTCATTGTATTACCAGAAACAGAAAGAACATTTGCGTTTTGACTTGTTGCTCTCTTGTATAGTATTTTACCTGACATGTTTGATGAAGAAGTGGCGTTCACATTCATTACAGTATTATTAGCAATATTTATTACCTGTTTTAACTGCCCATTAATCATAACAATATCGTTTGCTTTTACTTCGGTCAAGAAATTAGTTGAAATTCCAACAACCAACGTATTAGTTGTAAATACTTGAACTGTTCCAGTTTGCGCGCCCATGACGTTTGCAGCTGCAATGTTAAATGATACGTTGTCGCCAGCCTGTACCATTTCATAAACGCCATTTGTATTTCCATAAACAACCAATGTTGTATTAGCGAGTTTATATACTGCTTGGGCTGTTGATGTATAATTTAGATTTGCGTTCACTATCAAGTGATTGGCGTTTGTAACAGTAATAACTTCACGAATTTCATTGTTTACTTTAATTAAATTATTTGCGACTAGTTGCGTATTGAATGCAGCACCAGTGCCAACAACCACATTACTGTCTGTTGTGGTTGCAGCAACCCCAGTAAGAGTTGTAAATTGAACATTACTCTTAACTAATCCTTGACCAGCATATATAAAGTCGCCATACACTTCTAGTTGAGTATTGCTAATTACATTTGAAACAATGCGAGAAATAGGTAAGCGAGTTGAATCTATAACGATAAACAAATCGCCAACATTTACGCGAGTATTTGAATAATTAATGCTGCCAACATTAGGCATAAACAATGTTGAATTACCAATTACAACATTTGAATACGAGTTTAGTATTTGGACATTCGACGTGCCATTACCTGGCATAATCAAATCTACGTTAGCGAATACTGGGATTTCTCCGCTCTTTTCGTTCTTAACGACAGTTTTAGAAATGAGTTCCAATCCTGTTGGGTGAACAATATTTTTAATTGGTGTTTCGAAATCAACCAAATTTTTCTCTGATTGAACAACATAAGAGAAGTTGTGGTAGATTGTATCGTCTTGTAGAACTTTATCTGCGCTAACGAATCCGTCTGTATTCAAGAAGAAGCCGTTAAATTCAATCAATCCATTCGCAAATTGGGCATTTGCTCTAGCCCGACCATTACCGTAATACATTGGATTTGGTAAACCACTAGCAATTACTGTAGATGGATATTGTGATGGTGCAGACACATTTGCTGATGTATTTACATTACAGTAAACACCATTTGCTGTAATTAAGTCAATAGTTTTATTAATTGCGCCAGAGAAGTTATAAAGGCGCAATAAACCAGTGTTGGCATTATACGATTTTACATTAGCGCGGAACGTTGAACTGGCTAACGAAGCTCCTTGGTAAATAATTTCGGTTTCTGTGAACGTGTTTGCTTCAGGAACAGGGTTAATGATAACATCGACGATCTTTAACGATACGTTAGGGTTTGCGACATAATCGTAACCACGATAAATTAAACGAATATCTCTTACGCGACCGACAGCGCTTGTTTCAATTGTGTGTTCTTCGCCATCACCAAACAAATACCCTGTAAGAACAGCATTTGCACCACCGCTAGATTGTACTGTAATTTGTGGTCTGGCGTAATATCCTTCGCCGCGATTATCAAGTACAATTGATGTGATTGCACCAGTTCCACTTACAGTTTGAACGTAACCATTTGCTTCGTATCCGCGACCACTAAATCTTAAACCATCACCAACTGTATATCCGTCACCGCCATTGTTAATATAAACGTGAGCGATTAATCCAAGATCTTTAAATGTTTGCCAATGTGTTTTCTTTAGAGCCTTTTGAGAACTGTAACTGTATTGCTCAGAAAGATGTGTATCGTAATGAGATGAAACGTTAATATCTGGCTCACTTCTAAATCCTGCGCCACCATTTAATACTGAGATTAATGCAACACCGCCAGTGTTAACAGTATCAAAATCAAGACACTGAATAATCATACTGTTAGCATTTGCAGGAACAGGATATGTTGTAACAGAATTAAACGCAAAAGACTTTGATGTATTTTTCGTATTAATTTGCGAACCAGTTAAAACAGTTGTGAGTGGACCTGTGTTAGAAATATCATATACTAATAGTCCACCAGTGTTTGCGCTAACACCACCAAGACCAAAAATAGAGTTGTTTGGCGTTGCAATTTTTGCTGTAAATAGCGCATCTGTAAAGTTTGTTCCATTCGCCCAAACTTCTTCAAAATTATTATACGGATCATCTTGATCATTTTCAGTTACATTGATTAATGCATTGAACGTGTTAACAGTAAATGCAGCATAGTTTGCATTACCGATATCCGTATCAGACAAATAATCGATTACCGTCTTATCATAAGTAATTGGTTCTAAGAAATTTAATTGACTATTTGATGTGCATGCAGATGAGTTCAACTGCAATACACGCAAATCTGTTGATAGATTTGCATTAGGATCGTCGCCGACTGAACGATAGACGATCGTTTCTGTGTTGGAATATAAACGATAACCATATCCTGGGAAGATCATGGTTACTGCTTCAATAGATCCTAGTGTGACATTGCCAACGACAGCAGCAGCATCATTTGCTTCTGCAGAATTACCTAATCCACCAACAATAACAACAGGGTCGCCGATGTTATATAACAAACCGCGACGGCGCTGTTGTGGATCAGTTCTGATATTTGAATCAACGCGAATATTAGAAAGAGTGCCAATAATGCGCTCATTAAATACTCTTGAAACGCCATTTGCGTCGACGTAGTTGATCTCAATTAACTCGCCATTGTTGAAATACTTTTTGATGTTGGAGATATAAATCTCCATAATCTCACGACCATTTGTTGGGTCGATATTTCTATTTGCCGATTCAACAATACAAGTAGCACCAGACTCTGTTCCGTACACCAATCTTTTTTCTAATAGATTGACGTCAACATTTTTATTAAATTCAGTAACAGTGATTCTGAATGCGCGTGGTTTAATCCATTTACCGTCAGATGTTTTTAAAATTTCTTCTTTTGGATAAGTAATTTCAACATCTTCATCAAATAATGCTTTAAATAGCCAACGTACTGATTCGTCACTGCCTTTTTTGCTATAAAATTCTCTTGCGCTTTTGAGAATTTTCTCAGTGCTTAGAGAAGTATTTTCTGGGAAATAAGGCAATAATTCTTGTTTAAAATACTTGATAAACTCTGGTGGAGTTTGATCGATATCGCGATAATTCTCAATACCCATTGCATGGTAAATTGTGTTACCAGCTGTATTAGAAATACCATTGGCTGAATTATTTTCTAGCCAAGTGTAGTATAACTCTACGAATCTTTTGAATTTAGGGTGATCGGCATTAACAAAGTCTGGTAATTGAGACTCGACTAATCCCGAAATAGTTTTTACAGAATCAACCATATTACGATTCTACCACCGCATTAATTGCTGTAGAAATTGCGCTAGGATCTGTTGTATCTAGTGTTACAATTCTATTGCGAACTGACGAGAAAATTTTCTTTGCTGGTATCGCTTTAAGAATAAGAGTTCCAAAAGGATCAGAAACAGCAGTTGGTGCAAAATTATTTAACGTTACTATGCCATTCAAATAATCTATTAAACCAATATTATCGTTTAATGTTTTCTTAACATTTTGTGTGTCGAAATAATAAATCTTTAAACGACCAATACGACCTTGAAGACTTGCGCGAACAAGTGCACCTGATCCACCACCACCGCTGACTGTTACTGTCGCAGATGTATAGCCTGTGCCAGGGTTTGTTATCTCAACTCGTTTCAATGCACCATTTACAATTAATGCTCGAGCTGATGCACCTGTTCCATCACCATCAATTGAAACTGTTGGCGTTGAAACATATCCACTGCCACCAGTAAGGACTTCGATACTCTCTACACCAGTAAACGATTGAAGAACTTCTTCGATAAAACAATTTCTAGTGATGCCAGCATCATCTAGATATGAGAATGATGGCGTAGAAATAAGTCTTTCAGCAGTTGTTCCTTGTTTTAATTCAGTACCAAAGTCTAAACTATAACTTAATGATCTCGTAACGTCTGGTGCGAATCGCTTTTCAAGATACACTCTAACATCATTACTCGTAATTGAAGGATCAGCATCATCAATTGCTCTTGACAACTGAGAAATTTTGAATGACGAGTTAAATGTATCAAGATTATTGATAGCAAACGATTTAATTGCAGAAATTACTGCCGCATCGATCTCATTTGCTGTTCTATTTGTCTTTGTTGGGTCAAAATTTACGTCTACAGCGACATTTACATAGTTGTAATCAGCTTCAACGTATTCAGGTGTTACTGTTAACATTGAAAATGGCTTAATGATTGAATTTTTTACGAATTCAACCTCAGTTACCGTAATTTCATACCCACCAAGTGGTTTTGCTGTAAAAAACACTTTACCAAATACTGGTGGAATGTTTTCTTCACCACCCCAAACGTTTACAGCCTCAAAATATGGGTACTCGCGATTAATAAGAGCGATATAATCGTTCTTTGTGACCGCACGATTTTGAGCGATAAATGATTTTGGTGCTGTAAAGCGAATTTTCTCGATATCTTCTTCGGCTGCACCTGATGAAGACGCGCTAACCAAAGTCACAGCGACGTTTGCGTTGTTTAGAATAGTATCAAGTGGTTTAAATTCGCGTAAATTGTTACCAGCGGAACCAGATGTGATCAAGTAAGAAACAACTACGATGTTGCCATTGATTAATGCCTTACCAATTACACCATCACCGAAGTAAATTTGATATTTGCCGTTTTTATTTTCTTCAAGATAATAGACTGTAGCGTTTTCATCAACATCAGTGGCGTCTTGAGCAAGAATATATGTTTCTTGATTGGCGTTTTGTGCTGATTTTTGCACTTTTATTTGAATTGTTGATGTATCAATGCCAACATCAGGTAGTTCAAAAATTTGTTTTGGGTTTGTTTGAGCATCATAGGTAAAAGTGATGCCGTTTGGCTGACCTTCTTTAAGTTCTAGATTCTCAACAACGAATAACCCAGATGATAAATTCTTAGAAACAACTCTGGCTGATGGATTCACGAAAATATAGTTAATACCATCTTTAGATTCTGATGCAAATCTGGTAAATCTTGGAACTGAAATAGAACTGTTTGCGTCATTTGCGACTGGAGTGATAGTTAGATTGACCAATGCTCTTGGCGCGATACGTGAACGAGGAACATATCCTAGTAATTTTGCGTGTGAGACTACTGATCCGCGTTTGATAGCAGTGTCGATAAACATCTCATTGGACACCATGTTCAAATAGTATCCCATATAATGAGTATTGTATGCTAGGACGTCTAAGAGAATGGCTAGACCAGAACCTTCGAAATCATAGTCGCTAAACTCTGACTGAGATTTCATAAAGTCCTTAAGATTGGATTTGATTGCATCGAAATCCAACTCGGCAACTTTTAGTTTTGAATCAACATTTGCCATGTTATCTTATCCGTTCTAAGAAAAATGAGACCGTAATCGGCTCTAGTGTATTGTTTACGAAGAAGGTGATGTAAACATCGTAACGCTGATCTTCGTAGTTTGGCGCTGCAACAACTTCTTGAATCGTGACTCTAGGCTCATAGTTCCGAATTGTTTCGAAGATCATATCCTGGATAATCGAAGTTGTTACATTGTCGATTGGTTCAAACAGTAGTTTCTTAAGGTTTGATCCAATATCAGGGTTGAATAGTCGCTCATAGTGAGAGGTCAGGAGTAAATTTCTGATCGAAGCAGCAATTGCGTTTTCGTTTAATTTCTTAGACACGTCCTTGGTAACAGGATGCGCTGTAAAATTAAGGTCTAGATCAGAAAATTTACGTGCAATTAGCGACATTTGTTATTCTAGGCTGATTATTTGATATATTTATACTTCGCTATACGAAGCATCTAGTCCAGCTGTAAAGGTGCCTTGAGTTAAATCAATGTTGTAATCGACGTTTACAGTGATAGAAGTTGGCATTCCAATCAACTTTAGGAACTTGCAAAAGTCGAAATTGATCCATTCAGTGAGCGCTGATAGTCCGATTTTCTCGAAGAATTTGACAACTTTTTGCATCCATTTTTTAAGTAAAAACTCTGGCCAATCTTCTCCGAAATCTCTTGCAGCTTCAGTATAACGATTAATTTTTTCCTCTGGGCTGCGAATAAAATCGTCAATATCCCCACCGATAATATCCAATAAACTGTATCCAGCAATATTAATGGATTCTAGTTTGTCGATAATTTCTTGGTAGATTCTTAGTCTAACTTCTTCTGCAGCTCCCTCAGCTTGAGCCTTGAGAGAGCCGATTAGCGAATTAATGATGCCCTCAACGCCGAGATCTAGAAGCACAGGTAAAGGTGGTAATCCTAAAGTGTCCCATATTGTTTTAAATTTGCTAATTAATCCAGCCATAGCGGTGTGAATTATTTTTATCGCGCCTTTCTTGACCATTGACATAATGTAAGACCAGACGCCCTGAGCCTTGATCTCTTTCGAATAGACGCCCAACTTACCTTCATAAGACTTATATGCGTCTGGCACCAGAGCACCTAACGAATCAACCTCATCCACAATCTGCTGTTTTAAACTGGCTCGATAACTTGCGCTGCTAAATAACTGAACGATGTCAATGTTAATACCTAATACTGGAATAGAAAAACTTATTGGCAAAACGTTATTGATGATCTCCATAATTTTCGCTTGGACGTAAAGATGATATTCCTGCGTCAGAGCAGTCATCTTTCGCTCCCACTCATCGTCGGGGATTTTTAAACTTTTATAGTATGGTTTACTGGCAGAAATTGGAAAATTGCCCAGAGCCTTATCAACTTTTTCGAGAATCTCGCGAACCTGTTCAGCTTGGGCTTCAATCGGAGCGATCTTATCGTACAACGCCTCGCGGACTGCCTGTTCTACATTTGGACCATCAATCTGCGCACGAATTTTCTCAGCTTCTACTTGCAGCTGCGATGGGATATCTGCAATCTTAACAAAAATATTTGCTAGATCAGCTTTTGTTGGAAGCAGAGTTCCATTACAAGGAATACTAAACTCAGCCATCACCAGTCGTCTTTGTTTCAGTCAATGGATAAATGTGTTTACCGATAACTGTTTTAACAGCATCGACTGCCTTTTTCGGCAACAGCTCTGGGTCTATGTTAAACTCAAGATTTTTTGCGATCGCTTTATCGCTAACTTCGCCAAGTTTATTTGTAACCGTTGCTTTTAGATTGTCCTTAAGAGACAAAATTTGCCCCTTTGTTTGATTGGCTGTAGTTTCAAGATCAGAAAGTTTTTGTTGAATCTCACCGAGAGGAGTTTTACCAGCAAAATCTTGTAGAACTTTATCTGCAGCAGCTGTAACTTTCGAGAACACATTGCTGATTGTAGCAGTTAATCCGCCGCCCAATGCCTTACCGATTGTTGATCCTGCCGTTGTTTCAGCAACACGCTGAGCAGTTATAGTGACTTCTTCCAATCCATCAGAAGCTGCAGCTGCAACTGCAGTATTTGCAGCTGCTTCAGTTGCTGCTGTTAAATCTTCGACGTTTGGTACAACGCCACCACCAGACAATCCTGCACCAGAAGCAGATGTTGCGGAACCTGATTGCATATTAATCTGAGCAGCAGGAAGATCAATAATAGCACCCTGAAGTGCTGCGTTTTGACCCTTGAGACTGAGTTTCTTGGCAGAAGTCATGTTGCCGACGCCGCCAGACTTGATATTCAAATCTGACGTAGATTCGACAAAGACTTTCTTACCCTTCATTCGAATGTCGCCGCCTGCTGACATATTAATGCCGCCTGCGACTTCGACGTTCATATTTCCACCAACCTTTAAATTACAATCACCACCGACTGTTACTGAACATTTGCCATTGATGTAAACATAATCCGAGCCCATCACAAGTTCATAGTTATCTTTTACGACTTTGTGGACTTCGTTGCCTTCTTTATCAATTTCAAAAAAAGTTCCCTTACGATGCGCTAGATGGATACGCTCTTGTCCTGGAGTATCATCGAACTCAAGAGCATGACCTGATTCTGTTTCAAGCGCATTATTGTATGGATAAGTTGGATTAAACGCAGGAGGTGGTTCTGCCCAAGAAACACCACCAGCTGAAACAATATTTTTCTTGAGGTTTTTCTTGCGCGTGGCAATTACAGTAGAATCAGTTTTGCCTCGAGAAAGTCTGTTGGTCGTTTGTTCCTTTAGGTACTTACCTTTTGGATATGCTTCAGCAGGATCATCTGGTTTATTTGGCGCAGAACCAAAATTTGTTCTTGGATCGCTAAAACCTTTTTGGTAATCTGGTTTACCATCTGGCTTCCCTGGTAACACACCCATGATTGCTGGGTTTTGGGCGTTATACCCGTCAATAAAAAATCCAAACACCATGTCACCTTCTTTTGGTGTATACATGTTTGGATTATTAACTGGGATTACTGGGTGCGCCCATGGTAGAGCATCAGTAGGAATAAGTTCTTTCTGATCATTGTGCCAACCAAAACAACGCACGCGAACGCGACCAAGTTGTTCTGGATCATTGCGGTCTTCAACAACCCCAATCCACCAGATAAAACCTTCAAGTCCAATAAAGTTTTTTTTGGCTGACATCACTTACCCTTCTTGGTTAACACATTAATACCATCTTTTGCTTCTGGTAGAGATTCAGCAAACGAGTCAGCAACTAACTCAACAATAGACTCAAATGTGTCCGCATTAAATTTATGATTGATAGAGGCAACAAGATATCTAGCAGTTCTATACTCATCTAACTTTTTACCGCTAGAATCTGCGCTCTCGAATGCAGGGAATTCATATTCTACAACATCACCTGCTTTTAATACAATGTCTCCAGGAATTACAATCTGAATTCTGAAATGATTTAACAATGACATATGCATTGCTCTTGGCATCATCCAATTTTTAACATCATTACTTTTCTCTGAAGCAGTATCGTTGATTGACAAATAAGTTCTAAAGAAAGAATATGGGGAGTTAAACAACGTTTGGTTTTGAGAATTTTTAAACGAATTTACTGGTTTAAATTTATTCAGTAGATTTCCCTGCGCTTCTGCTTGCAGTAAACTGTAGTCTATATTCTCAAACTTTTGACTAAAGATGTCAATAGACAATAAACGGGAAGAAAATGATCCATTAGATATGGATGTGATCATATCAAAATCATTAATGATATTAAACTTATCAATTGAATCTTTATTGAGAGCAGGATCGCGATTAGTATTCTTCAACTCATACTTTAATGTTTTATACGATTTTTGTTTGACTAAAGTTTGCAAAGAAGTTAAATTAAATCCATCTTTGTTTTCGAAGAAAAAATAACAAAACTTTTTCTGATCATAACCACGCGCAGTCACCCATTGAATTGCCTCAAGAGGTCTATATCCTGGGATAACAAGATCAAATGAACCAGAAGTTTCTTCTAAACTTGCTATTCTTTGCGGATCAACTTTAAGTTCGTTGATTAGTATGTCATTAACTATATTTCGTATTTTAGTAGACTTATATGATTTACTTACGATCAATGACTCAGAAGAAATCATTTCGTCTGAACAAAAGTGAATTAGGTATACTTGACCTGAATCCGTTGATGGGCGACGATCAGAGACTTTATAAACTCTGAATAATCTCTCAAGCGGAAGATTTAATCCAGGTTTGTCAATAGAAATCTTAAGATATTCATTACCACACATATAAAAATTGGTAAACACATCATTACCATCATTGATAAGGATGTTCCCACTCATAACTGATGCGTAGATGTCTTGGAAGATTTGCATCTCCAAGAAAATATTTCGCAAATCTACTGTTTGCCCACCAGAATTAATTAGCTCGAGACTCTTAATGTCATAGTCTTTTGAGCCATATAAACCATTTTCAGCCATTACTCATTAGGCTCCTAAATTCATCTTCAACTCTTTGAACGAATTTTTCATCAAGAAGTTTAATCTGTCGCTTTTTTTCGTTCTCATTCACTTCATATGTGTAGTTTGACACTGCTCTATTGACAGTTGTAATCTTAAGACTGTAGTTTGGATAAGCAATTGTTTCTGTGCTGACAACCAAAGAGGTATCTGCTGTTCCAGGTAATGTTGCAGGTGTAATTGAGTTGTCAGAATAATCTACTTCAAATTCACCAATAATAAACGTTTCAGTCGTCTTATCAATTAGTAATCCATTATACATTGCTTCTTTAGTCACTTCTTTCTCATAATGGTGAATTGTCGTCAAAGCCTGATTTATTGTTTGGCTATATTTGTTTTCGATATAAGAATCTAGAGCAACAGATGTGAGTGGAAAATCATAATATGGATTTATGATTTGATTGAACAACAAAACGATCCAGCTTCTATATGCATCGCCATAGACTTTATGCGCAATAATTTCTGCAGTATCGGTTTCTTTTACATTATATTCGTAAGCAACCGAAGTGTTATTTGCAATCTCACGAAGAAACGTTGATCGAGCAAGAATGTCAGTGACAACTTGCTGATTGATAGTATTTTTATCAAACGTATATAATGTTCCAGGAAAACTCTCGAAGTATTTCATTAAAACCCGTTCCTAATAAGTTCTTTGTGCATAATCTCGACTTCTTTAAATCGAAGTTGCATTGCAATCTCAACAGGCATACCGTCTTGGAATGCGGTCCATTGCCCAGCGCTGCCATAGTTGACGTCAATTCCTTGTAATACGCAAGTTGAAATTTTAGGTAATTTTGTATTTCTTTCTGAACCGACCATAAACTGGATGTCAAATTCAGAAGGTGGAATAAAGTAGCGACCGTTGCCATTGGATGGAATTTCAGGAGCAGCGAAAAATCTAAATGTTTGAATAATCTTGATCACTTCATCTGCTTCTGCTTTGTTTCTTGGTGCAAACTTAAAGTCAAACAAAAACTCACGGTTCTGAATAGTGCGGAATAGCAATTCAACTTGAGGGTTTTGGGCGTAACCAGCAGAGAATAATAAAGCGTCTGTAATACCTTGCCCGAATACGCCAGTTTTTTCTGCTAAAGCACCTGCTAATTCACTTGCTCCAGCAGATCCTGGTGTTTGTCCGAAGGATAGGTCGCCTTTCATAGCAGCATCAAATGCGCCTTGTGTTAATGATCCACCTGCTTGTAAAACCAATCCAGCTGTGCCCAACGCTTGAGTCATACTTACTTGATCGTAATCGTTAACAATAGTTTGCTGGACTGTATCTGGCATGTATAGCCCGATGGTTGCTGCGGCGCGACGAGTCTTACGAGTTAAATCAATAGAACTGATAATTGCACCAGCAAAAACACCAGCAGCGGCACCGACTCCGCCACCAACTAGCCCTCGAACTCCTGCAGTAGCAACAACAGTCGGATCATTACTTGTTATTGCTCCAGCGAATTCAGAAGCAGCGCCGTAAAGACCTAAAGCAGCTCCGAGACCAACTGTCGTTCCAGTGCTTCCAATTTGATCTGCACCAGAACCAAGCTGTCCGCCGAGATTTCTTCTATTTGAATCCGCAACACTCAAAACGCCAGCAGTTCCACCAGCTTTCTTTACGTTATAACTAGATTTTTGTTGAACATTTGGTGTAAATTTAATCCAATGCAGTAATTTGTTTGGTCCGCCAATGTTATTTGGGAAGCGAAGATCATTAAACTCATATGGAGTTGTTTCCGTCTTTGCTTGCTTACCAGTTGGTTGTCTAGAATTACCGCTAGTGGGCGAAGGAGATTGAGCGTTGCCCTTTGTAACAGTTGTACCACTGATAAAGGATCTTGCGGAATCGACTGCCTTGGTTGCTTTCGATTTAAGTTCGTCGAATATTGACATTCAAACTTCCGAATAAATAGGATATGGCTTACAGTGGTAAATTTAGTCCCAAAAATACCAATAAATATTTAGGTGATCCTACGAACATCTGGTACAGAAGTCTCTGGGAGCGCCGAGTCATGGTGCACTTGGATATCAATTCAAGTGTCGTTAAATGGTCGAATGAAGAGATCGTAATACCCTATTTATCGCCAGTTGACAATCGCTGGCATCGTTACTTTCCAGACTTCTTTGTTCAAGTTAAGAATAAGCAGGGGATTCTAGAAGCCATGATTCTTGAGGTAAAACCTAAAAGTCAAGCCAGACCACCAGTCAAGAAGTCTAAAATAACAAAGAGTTATATTAACGAAGTCATGACTTGGGGCGTCAACGAAGCCAAATGGAAAGCTGCAGTGGAGTATTGTAAAGATCGCAGTTGGCAATTTAAGGTGATAACTGAAGAGGATCTAGGAATCTAATGCCATCCCTATTTGATAAAGTAAGTAAAGAATTACGAGCAGCTGGGATAAGTCCAAGAACTGACGCCGCTCGTTCTTGGCTTTTTGATAAAATCGCTAAAACACGCATACCTTCCAATAGATCTAACGTTTTAAATGACGCCAAACGAGTTTCGGCGAGAGCATTTGTGGGTAAGATGTATCTATATCAATATGATCCAAAATTAAAGGAAGAGTTGCCTGTATACGATAAGTTTCCATTAGTAATCCCAATGGATATCTATTCTGATGGCTTCCTTGGATTAAATTTGCACTACCTTGATCCATACAGCCGATTGGCGCTGTTGGATCGTTTACACGATTTCATAAACAACGATAAATATGACGATACGACAAGATTTAGATTAGCCTACGATTTGCTGTCTAAATCCAGACGGTATCAACTTATAGAACCATGCATCAAGCGATACTTGTTCTCACATATCGTCTCGCCGTTAGTTTACGTTGAGCCAGATAATTGGGAGACGGCAATATTTCTTCCATTCGAAAAGATGGTGTACAAACGTTAATGGCATTTAATATCAATTCATTTCGAGATCACTTCGCTCGACACCAAGACTTCGCCAAATCATCTCGATTTGATGTTCGTATCAGCCCACCTGCTAAACTTGGTTATAATACGTTCGATCTCCGCTTTCAATGCGAAGCATCAGAACTACCAGGATACAATATCAATACAGTAGACGGCAGGTACTATGGCGTTGCCAGCCCAGTCGCCTCAGTCGCATCGTTTAATGATATCACGCTGACGTTTATTTCTGCAGGAGATTTTTGGGAAAAGCGAATGTTTGATAAATGGATGAATTTGATTATTCCATTTAACAATTACAATCCAGAATACAGAGACAATTACGTTAGCCCTAAAATTGAAATCAATCAATTTGCTGACTATGGCGAAGGGTCGTCATCTACCCCAAAAATTATCTATACAGCTGCTTTGTTCAATGCGTTTCCAGTTACAGTCGCTCCACTTCAAATGAATTGGGCAGACGACGGTATACACAGATTAAGCATAACATTCAAATATGAATACTGGATTACTGGCGACATTGAAGGTCAAGGTAAGGCATACAATATTAATGACTTGGCGCCGATTGAAATAACTTCTAAACGCAAGCCTTCTGGCTCAGTGCCACCAAATAGTGATAAAAAATCTACATCAGACATATAATGGAGTAAATTATGCTTCCTAAAATTGAACATCCTGTGCATGAAGTGTTTTTAAAATCGTTAGGCAAAAACGTTCGCTTTAGACCATTTTTAGTAAAAGAAGAAAAGTTACTATTAATGGCAAAGGAATCTGACGACATTGAAGAAATCACAAAGTCTATCAAACAAATTATTACCAATTGTTGTTTGGACAATATTGATGTAAATAAATTACCAACCTTTGATGTTGAAATGTTTTTCTTACATCTAAGAATTAAATCAGTTGGCGAAACTGCTCAAATGGTTTACACTTGTGATAACATTGTTGATGGTAATGTGTGCGAACACCAAACTGATTTCGATTTAGATCTTAAGAATGTCACTTATGAAGAATCAGAAGGACACACTAACACTATTAAGTTAACAGAAAAGATCGGAGTGTCATTTAACTATCCATCACTTAATATGCCAGAAGCAGCATTGAATGAAAAATTTGAAGATGGCGGGTATGAACTTATTTCTCAGTATCTAGATTTTATTTACGATGATGAACAAGTTTATAAACGAGAAAGCGTATCAAAGGAAGAACTGACTGCATTTTTTGACAACTTATCGTTAAGTCAAGTAACGCAAATCAAAAGGTTTTTCTTAGATGCACCAAAGGTTGTTTTAAAACAACAACTAACTTGTAAAAAATGTTCTCATGTTCATGATGTGAATGTGGAGGGCGTTCTAAATTTTTTCGACTAACACTTGGTTATGAGAGTTTAAAGAATTACTATACAACTAATTTTACATTATTGCAACACCATAAGTATTCTTTAACTGAATTGGATAATTTGATACCTTGGGAAAAACAAATTTATGTCACTATGTTGGCGCAATATTTAAAAGAACAAAATGAGCAAATGAAGATGCTCGAAATGCAGAGAAGAAAGTAATAAATGGCAGATAAAAACGACAAACTCAAGAAAGGTTTACTTAAAGACATCTTAAAACAGGTGAAGGGAGTAAACGAACAGTTTGAAAAAGTCGCTCAAGCTGAAATGGAAGCTGCTGCCGAAGGAAAGGGATTTATCTCTGGAACATTTGCGAAAGCCAAAGCAAGAGAAAGAATTGCCCAAGAATATATGATGGCAACGAAAGGAACCATCAATAAAAGACAAGCCATTTTTGATGCACTAGGTTTAGAAAAAATTGGTAAAATGGCAGAGGCATTTTCCCCAGGCGAAAAAGCTGAGCCTCCTGCTGAATTAGTTAAGAAATTTGGATTAGATAAGAAGTCAGCAAAACAAGGTGGTGCAGCTGGTAGAAATATTGCGAAACCACTATCGCTTATTCTAAGAAATGTCATTGAAACAAATAAGATAGTAAAGACTATCGAAAAAAGTTTAGCAAAAGCCAGCGCACCAAGAAGCAGTCGTTACGTGTTTGATCCAAGAATGGCTGGTGGCGGAAGATATCGAGACACAGTTACAAATAAACTTGTATCAACTAAAGTAGCACAAGGCGAAAGAACAGCTGCCTTGACTGCTGCTATCGGTGCTGATGAGCAACCATTGGTTCAATTGAAAGAAACATTAGATAGTCGCTTTGAAGAATTAGATGAATCAATAAAAAATATTAGGAAACTCGAAAGCGCTGTCAGTGGCATTAAGTTTTCGATTGATGGCGTTATTCCAAGAATGGTAGGACTTTCAGTACACAGTAAGTTAGATTTAATTTTAGCAAAAAGTTCTGCACCTGACGTAGATCTACCTGATAGCAACAGAAGAAAACCTTCTGTTCGAGACAGACTAAAGAAAGGTGTTAAGGGTTTGGGGAGACTCGCAACTCGAGCAATAGGTGTCGCAACATCAGCACCAGTTGTTGCTGCAGCTGGTGCCGCAGCTGTTGTTGGCGCAGGAGCATATGCATTAAACAGAGGAATGACTGCTGCAGGTAATACTGCGAAGTCAGCTATGGATGCGCTTGAGAAAAAATATGGTCTCAAACCCATATATGATGCAAAGGGTAATGCGACTGGATACAGTGTAAATGGAAGGAATTATGGATTAACCGATTTACCACAAGAATATAAAGACTTGATTGCGGCTTATGGTCCAGGTGATAAAAGAAGTTTTGATGCTAGACAAGCACTAGCAAGAATTAATAAAAACCCTGAAAAGTATAGAATGTTGGAAATTGGTTATAAGCCAAAACCTGCAGCAGCAATTTCTACTCCTCCTGTTCAATCAAAAGTAACTGGTGCACCAACAACAGCTGCACCAACAAGCACAGCTCAAAGAGCTATTTCTGCTGTTAGAGGAACTGTCTCAGCTGCTGTTACAGCAGGATCTACTGCAGCAAGCAAAGTCGGCAGTACTGTAGGTGGCGCTGTCACCTCAGCAGGTGCAGCAGTGAGTGGCGCTGCAAGTGGAATTATGGGAACAATAACCTCAGCAATGAATAGTGTTGGGTTAACAAATAAATTTGCTCAAATAGCATTACTAGCGAATATTAAAAAAGAATCAGGATTCAAACCTACGGGCGAAAACCTAAAATATTCAGGCACATCAAACGATCGCATTCGTAAAATTTTTGGTTCTCGCGCAGCAAAATACTCTGACGAAGAATTGAATGTAATTAAGAAAGATGAATATAAAATGGGCGAATTGATGTATGGTAAGGATACTCGTGTTGGTCAAAGTATGGGTAATAAAGAAGAAGGTGATGGATACAAGTATCGTGGGCGTGGCTTTATTCAGCTAACAGGAAAAAATAATTATGCTGCATATGGCAAACAAATAGGTGTTGATTTAGTTGGTAATCCAGATTTAGCAAACGATCCTGTTATTGCTGCGCAAATAGCAGCAAGATTTATTATGACAGGATTAAAAAATAAAATAAACTTCACTGATCAAAAATCTGCCAACATGGCTGTTACTAAAACGATTGGTGGTAATCTTGATTTATCAAAGGGATATGGTGCTGAAATTTTAGCGAAAGTAGATGCTTATTCAAATGATTTCGGCAATATTTCTGGCGGATCGACAAGTGGATCAACTGGCAGTGGACCTATGTTAGCATCAACAACTGCACCAAGTAGTAGTCCTATGGTAGCATCAACAACTCCATCTTCTTCATCAATAACACCTGCACAGAATACAACAGGAACTCAAGTTGCTCAAGGTTCTTCGCAACTCGAAACATCAAAGATGGTTGCATCAACAGCCCAACCTGCGGCACCAGTAGTTATTAATAATTCTGTTGGTAACAATAATATGCCACCACAAGCACCAAAGCAACCATTGCCTATGGCGTCGACAAGACCATCTGACAATGCATATAATCGTGCTATCGCAAAAGACTTCGCTCATCCAACGGCATTTACTTCTGTCGGTATGGCATAAAAAAAGGGGGACCGAAGTCCCCCTGAAAACATCTACCGTTTTCTAATCGAAATTACTCAGCAGCAAGTTTCTCGAAGAATGCCATGTCGTCATCATCAGAGACGCTGACATTTTCCGCAGTGACTTTCTTGGCAGGAGTAGAGCGAATGACAGGAGCGGCTGCTTCTTCATCATCAACTCGCTTGGCGGATGCACCAGCAACGCCACCAGCACCAAGAACCTTATCCAACTTCGCCTTGAGTTCATCATAGGATTTGAAGTTATCAGCCTTCAAGAAATCCTTGAGCGAATGCGCTGACTTCCAAACCTGTTCAATCTTCGCATCGTCGCTATCGAACAATGCAGCAGGAGATTCAAACTCCGACTTGTCATAGTTGCGATAACCTTCGACATTACGAATCTTGACCTTAAAGTTTGCACCCTTCCAAAAATCGAAAGGATTCATTGGAGTCTCATCAGCAAACTGCGGCTCAAGTTGCTCCTTGATCTTGTCGAAAATCTTCTTTCCGAACTTGTAAAGGAAAACCTTACCTTCATTTTGCGGACGCTTGGCGTCAGAGATAACAAGAACGTTTGCGATATAAGTCAACTTGCGCTTCTGCTTACGAGCAATTTCCTTGTTGGCTTCAATGCCAGAATTCCAAAGAACTGTATTGTACTCAGAAACAGGGTCAGTTTTGCCAAGAGTTGTGAGAGAGTTCTCAATGTACCAACCACCTGGACCTTGGAATCCGTGCGACCAGATTTGAACCCAAGGAAGACCATCTTCACCATCAACGGCTGGCGTATCAAGGAAGCGGATAACTGCGTATCCGTTGCCAGCAGCGTCAACTTCTGGTTGCCAAAAACGATCATCGACATTCTTGGCATTACCACCACCTGCTGAAGATTGCTCAACTGCCTTCTTCAACTTATCAAGGGATGAACCCTTCTTTAGACTTGATAGAGTCATAGTATTTCTCCGTATAACGTTGTATTAATGTATTTCAACTTGTCCACTTTCTTCATCACTATATCATTATATATTAAATCAGTCGCCAAGTAAAGCCTCTTTTGTAAGCAATTTATACTTATCGACGTTCACATTCAAGAATGATCCATACTTGCGAATCTTTCTTGACACTTTAGGATATATGATATCATCTGATACCTTTTTATCCCAAATCTTGATAAAGTCGAAGATGTTATTGAGGATAACCATCGTTTCAATCGTAACATCTTTTTGGAGAAATGTGACTAACAGTTTTGGAAACTGCCCATCTTCGACTTTAAATAAATCATTGAATGTTTCTTTCGTCGCAATCTTTTGTAGATCCTCGACATAAATCTTGCTCATCGAATCCGTGGTTCGTTTCCAGTCTTTATAAGTTTCTTCAGCCTCGTCTTCAAGCAAAGACTTGGTCCAATTATCATCACTGTGTACAAAATTAGCGACCAGAAATGGAACCATCTCATCGTCCCGATACTTGCGCGCAAGACGATGGAATAGAAATTTGTCACGACGCTTTTGAAATGCATCTACTGATACTCGAGTTTTGCCATCATAGTGGAAGAAGTTATAACTCTCTGAAGTGAAATGTAACTTGATGGCTTGATAGGTACAATATAAATCGTAACCGTTCATACAGAATTTTTAATCTTGGTCATAAACGCAGGAAGAATGAGCCACCATAAAGAAGCATTATTAAAATAAATCATTAAGCCTGTGAACGACCAAATAAAAATATTCCAAATTAATACTGTAATACTCATCCTATGTACGCTCTTGTAATAATATCGTTTTCTACTACCACATTAATTCTATCGACGCGAATATCTCTTGTTGTAGCAACCTTATTTCCATTTCTTTCGACACAACGAAAAACAAAATCATTATCAACACAAAGTTTGCGAGCATTTAATTCAGATTCGCCAACTAAACAAAATGGGAATTCAGTTATGCCATTCATATTGGCAATCTACTACCTCTCGGCAGATATCGCAGTTCCATTGCCTCACCTTCAATGATACTCTTAAGCGAATCATTGATCAAACTAGCAGCCATTTCAATTTCTAGATTGTTTCGTTCGCAATAAGTTGTGACAGCATCCATATGATCAATTTTTTCTGCCATTGCCATTTGCATGATCATCATAGAAAAATTATTCTTTTCTTCTCGAGTTGCCATTTTATTAGATCTCATATGCGCTCAAGGAATTGTTCAACTGCTGAGTCACACGAACAAAGGTAGTTCGTTTACTCAACTCTTTCAATTCACTTGCCCCCACATAAGTACATGCCGAACGTAGACCACCAAGAATATCTTGCATAGTTTTACTCACCTCACCGCGATATGGAATCTCAACTGTCTTACCTTCGCTTGCGCGATAGTTGGCAACACCACCATTATGTAATTCCATGGCAGTATCTGAACTCATCCCATAGAATTGATTCCCGCCCATAGCACTGGCTCCACCTTCTTTGTGACCAGCAAGCATTCCACCAAGCATCACAAAATCGGCTCCCGCAGCAAATGCTTTCACTACGTCTCCAGGAACGGAACACCCTCCATCCGCTATGATATGACCCTGAAGACCATGTGCTGCATCAGCACATTCTATAACCGCACTCAACTGCGGGAAGCCGATGCCTGTCATCTTCCGTGTTGTACAGACAGATCCAGGACCAATACCA